AGTTTCAAGTCTGTTTTCCGCTTCATTAACTCTCCTCCTCATTAAAATATTGTAGTTGTTCTTCCACATTCGTTTCATGCGTGAATCCTTTGCCTTAAGCATAGCATCTCTACAGTTCTCTATTCTTTGTTGTTCTTTACTTACCATCCGTACTCCTCCTCTGGGTTCATATAGATAACCACGTTGTCGGGTGAGGTATTAAGTTCTCTGTTACCGCACCTTGTTTTGCAGTGATAAGTATATCACCACTTATTGATATACGAGGTATATCTGTTTTATTAACTTTTTCCGTGCCGTGGTATACATGGCTAGGGAAAACCATAATGTCTCCTGGCGAACATGTAAACATCATACTTTGAAAATTATTATCATTCCATTCAGTAGAATCTGGCATGTAAAGTTTTTGTTTATGCTCGTAAAAAGACAAAGGTGAGTGGTCTTTGTTAATTTGCACATAATAAACAAAACTAAAATGTGAGGCTACATGTTCATGTGTTTGTATAAATTTATTTCTTTCTGTGTATGTTGCCCAAGACTTTGTAATAAAATAATCTGCATCTTTGTGTTTTAATGAACCAAAGAAAATAGATAATGTTTTATTTATTTGAGTAAACAAATCTTTAAATTTATCATGCGTGTGTAGATTGTCGTTTATCTCGCTTATGTCAGTTTTGTCTGATGTAAAACTAAAGTCTGTTTGTTCGGCAATATTAGTAGCTACAATTTCTTTTTCGATTACCGGAAGAATATTTTTATTTATCTCTTCATGATTTTCTATTTTATCCATTGCTATTAATGAACCTAGTATTCTAGTTGTATTCATTATAATTTTTTTGCTTTCTTGTGTATTGCCTCACGACCACCCTCTACGTTTATACGCGTTTGGTCCTTCGGCAACATCACATACCCGTTGTGTGTTGTTACTTCACCGCCCATATGCATAAATTTTTCTTCGCATTGTGGGCAATTTAATTCTTTTTTTTGCACTTTTATATACCCGTTACCATTACAGCGCGGGCAAATCGTTTCAACGAGATTTACCATTTTTCTTTTTTGTTTCTTTCTCTAACATAAAGTCTATGACTTTTTGTATACTAACAGGAACCTCAAATCGGTTTTCTGCTAATGTTTTTAGCTGGTTGTGCGTATCTATAGATACTGACACTGATTTAAAACTGCTTATATCTGGCATGTTTCTTTCTCCTATTTAAGTTTGTTGTTTAGCCATTCAGTGGCTTCTTTTTTAGTATTAAATATTTCACTTAACCATGTTACAGGCGTTAAATATTTCCCAGTGTCTTGAACATAAGCATAGGTTTCATACTTTTTATTCCATGTTTTTTTAACACCGTGTTCTTTAATCCACATTATTCTTTCTCCTTATTTATTACATTATATGGGATAATATAGTGACAATATAATATTTGACAAGAGTTTATTTTAATTTATTATAGAATAATCTTCTCACCTTCATATGCTGGGTTTTCTTTCAGGAAATCCAGCATTCTTATCTCTTACCATGCAATTTCTGCCAAGACCAACTTGTGACCTTACACGAATATTTATGTATTATTTTTAGTATCTTCTTCATTTCTTTCTACCTTTCCATGATAAACAATTACCACTGCATCACAATTTGGACACGATAGGTTTGTCATTATCATATGTTCTTCTTCATTGTTGTCTTCCCATTCAGTGTCGTGATCACCACCCCATATTAATTCGTGATTGCAACTCCAACAATTCATTATCCTTTTATATCTCCCCAACAATCACCTTCTTCATAGTCTACTTTGTTAGGCACTTCTAAAGTTACTGCGGCCTCCATGATCTCTGTAATTTTTTCTATTTGTTCTGGAGACTCAACAGAAATATCTAATTCATCGTGTATCTGTATGTGTGGAACAACGCCTTCTTGATACAATGCCAACATAGATTTCTTAGTCATGTCAGCAGCGGACCCTTGTATTAGTTTGTTCAATGCTTTGTATGTGAACGCGCGTTTAATCCCCGGTCCATGTTCCCTTAAGGCATCTGCATGCGGCAATGGTTTCTTAATACCAAAACCATGCGGCTCCCACAAATCAAAATGACATAAACGTCCACCGATCGTTCTGATCTTACCGCTGTCATCTGCTCTACGTGATACAGCATCTGATAGCATACGTACAAACGGTGCCTTCTGATTGTATGTCTTGATTAATTTCTCGGCAGCATCTTTTAATAGTCCTAGCTCTGCCATTAATTTATTCTTACCCATGCCGTACATTAATCCTAAGTTAATTGTTTTTGCCTGCTTACGTTCAATGCCGGCCATGTCAGCTATCATCTGGTGAAAGTCTGCTTCGCCGGCATTGTATTGATCAACAATCATTTGTGATCCCTCTAATCGTAAGAGAGATGAAAAGTGTACAACAAGTCTTGGTTCCTGTTGACTGTAGTCAAAACAGCCCCACTTGGTGCCTTGTTCTGGTATAAAAAGACTCCGTATTAACGGGCCAAGTTCCTTGTGCCGTGCAGGAATTTGCTGCAGGTTCGGGTTAGAATAACTAAATCGTCCTGTCACTGTACCGCCGTCATCACTACGAATTTGATTGATATCTGAATGGATGCGGCCTTTGTGATTGTGTTTTAATATTGTTTCAATGAACGTGGTATTGGCTTTGTTAATCTCACGTGCTTGGTTAATTAGTTTTGGTAGTTCTGCTGGATGTGTCGCCAGGAAATTTTTTGTAAAACTTGGTGCGCCTTTTTCTGTCCTGTCGTATGGCAGATTGACTTTGTCAAAAGCTGTAGCGATAGAAGCCCCTGCCCATATCTCTACGTCAAAACCTGCTAGCTTTTTTATGTCGCGGTGTATTTCTTTTTCTGTAATTGTTAATTGTTTCTTTGTAGCTTCTGCTTTGTCAATGTCTACACGGACACCTTTAAATTTCATGTCAACCAAACATGGGAATAAATTAGTTTCTAAATTAAATACATCCCACAAATCTTGTTTTGCAATCTCATTCTGTAGTACGTGCCACAACTTTAATGTTACAACTGCATCCTGTTCTGCATACTCACCAACCAATGGTGCTGGTAGTCTCCACATTTCTGACTTAGGATTGACACCCCATTCTTTTGCAGCAGCCTGTAAAACTTTTTCGTTTTTACCCATACCTACATATTGTTTACCAAGTGTATTTAGTGCATAGCCGTATCTGTTTTCATCTATTAATGATGCAGCAATCAATGTGTCAATGATACCACCTTGTATTTGAAAACCCATAGAACGTATCCAGGACACATCGTACATTGCGTTGTGAAATATTTTTGTAGCTTCTGTGTGTAAAACTTCTTCGAACCAATCCAATACTAATGCGCGGTCCATGTTCCCACCACCTTGGTGATTGATCGGAAAATAACCTGACCATCCTTCGACAGCAACGGCAATACCAATCACTTCACCATCACCACGTACAGAACCAGAACCCATTGTTAATAGATTCGGATCTCTTGTTTCTAAGTCGATTGCAATTTCTTTGTGTTCTTTTAAATCTGGTAAATGTGTAGGCGGAACCCATTCTGTTTCCGGTTTAAACATTGGCATCTGTATGGGCTTATTCACGGTATGGGTAGTCCCTTTCAATAATCATTTCTATGTAGTGTATCGCCTTCTCTAAATCTTGCTTGCCGCTTCCCTTATGGGGGTGTCTCATAATGTACTTTATAGCATTTCCCTCGGCGAATAACAACTTGTTTTTATTGATAAAATCGGCCGGTTGTATAGGAAACTTATTATAATGATTACCACCTATTTGTTTATCGTAAGCAGATTGTTTCTTTTTAAATATCATTGGTTTCTCTCTTCATGTTTTTGCAGTATCAATTTACAGTCTGCAACACTAACACCTGCTTTACGGTTATTAAAAGCCCAACTACAAAAAACTACATTATCTACTGTGTATCCTTTTTCAGAATCAAATCGATCTATAGTGCAAAGTGTAGGTGCTCTTAAATTATCAGGATCATAAAAAGTTAAAGGAACACCTGTGTAATAACAATTTACACCATACGTTCTAACATGTTCACCCCATAACCATAATAAATCTTCAATAGTAATCATGGGAACATCTTTATGAATTTCTTGTAACTTTTCTTTTTTTCTTAAAGAACTTATTTTTGAATTGTACAGACCTATAAAAAACCCTCTTAAGGTTTTTCTAAACTTTATAACTGTTAATCTTTTACGTTTCTTTTGTTCCTTAGTGAGTTTTCTTACACCGGGTACAAAGTTTTTATCATACCATTTTTTATTGCTAACTTTAACTTTTTCCTTTATCGAGGGATCGTTTGATGCATAACGTTGAGCACAAGATTTAGAAATATTAAATTTTTCTGCTAATTCTCGACATGTTGCTCCGTTTTTCCTTAAAACTTTTAATTCTGTTTCTTGCGCTTCACTAAGAAGATGGCTTCTTTTTACTTTAGGTAAAAATTTGTCATATTCACTTGAGCGTTGTTTTTCTGGTTTTTTCATAATACGTAGGCCCTTTCATAATTGCGTGGTTCTAAAATGTGTAGTGTTTCTTTTGCTCTTGTGACTGCTACATAAAACAACCGATGCAATTCATCTGGATCGCTATCGTTGCTATCAACAGCAGACTTAGTAATATCAGGTAAGAGTAAAACATTATCAGCTTCACCTCCTTTCGCTCCGTGTATGGTGGACATAATTATCCGTGGTGTTTGTGAAATCTTTTCTTTGTTTGCCAGCATGTTTCTTATGTAGTTTTCTGTGCTTGTGTCAATCTTTGTAAATGCATCGTACCAAACTTTATCAGTTTGCAATCCGTGATTCGAGGCGCAATCTGAAAGAGTATATGTCAAATCATTGTCCATCGTTTTGCATGTTCTATAACCGCGTGTAACATTGTCACCGAGGTAAGAATAAATATTCTTGATCTGCATCACGTTTAGTAAACTACCATTTGTCCATTCTTGCCAATTCTGTATTGCTAACAATAAATCAACAGGAATAGAGTTTCTATTCTTGTGTGCATAGTACCAGCCCTGCAATTCACATAAATCTTTTATATCGTCTAAAAGATAGTTTGCTGTTGCCAATACCAACCACTGACCTGCAGACATATCGACCTGTGTAAGGTCTGAATACCTATTCAATTTACCTATAGAATCTCGCGGTTTATAAGTCTTTTCGTACCTATTGTTGACTCTGTCAATTATCTTTTGTGAT